AATTATATAGACATTAATATGCCATTTAAACAGGGGATATTCAAACCAAAGTTAAAAGAAAAATATAAAGGTAAATCATTACCAGTCTTTAGGTCAGGTTGGGAGTTAAAATTTTTTAGATGGTGTGATTGTAATCCAAATATTTTAGCTTGGAACAGCGAAGGGGTAATCATACCTTATAAAAGTCCTTTAGATGGTAGAATACATAGATATTTTGTTGATGGTTTAATTACAATAAAAGAGTCTACCGGTGCTAAAACCTATCTAATAGAAATAAAACCTTCTTCGCAAGTCAAAGCCCCTGAAAAGAAAAAGTATAAAAGAAAAACTACTATGATTTATGAACAAAAAACATGGGTAGTTAATCAAGCTAAGTGGGAAGCAGCTGGTAGATGGGCTAAGAAAAAAGGTATAGAGTTCAAAATACTTACAGAAAAAGAGCTTGGATGCTGAAAAAATATATTTTCTGTATAAATAATAAATAAGATGTCTTTCAGATTACTAGTAGAGAATCCGGCGCCTAAAGAGGCTTTTGAATATATTATTGAAGAAAAGAGTACAGGCTCAGGTCAAACTCTTTATATCAAAGGCCCATACATGATGGCTGAGGAAACCAACCGTAACAAGCGTTTTTATCCAAAAGATGAATTACAACGTGAAGTAGACAGGTACTTAAATGAAATGGTAAAAGAAAACAGAAGTATGGGTGAACTTAACCACCCTACATCTGCAGAAGTAGATCTCGAAAGAGCATGTCATATGGTTACAGATCTCTGGAGTGAAGGTAATATGTTTTACGGTAAGTCTAAAGTATTATCTACACCTTGCGGTCAAATTGTAAAGAGCTTGATCAATGATGGTGTAAAAGTTGGTATGAGTTCTAGAGCATTAGGTCAATTATCTGAAGAAAAGGCGAGACCCGGGGTAAGTAAAGTATCTGAAATGAGATTGGTTGCTGTTGATTGTGTATCCGATCCATCTTGCCCTAAGGCATTTGTAAATGGTATTTTAGAATCTAAGCAATTTGTATTAGCTAAAGACGGAAGATGGGAAGAAACATACGATAGTTTTGAAAATAACATAAAATCTTTACCTAAAAAAGAAATGAATGAATATTTAAGAGATCAAATCATTGACTTTTTAGATAAAATTGGACGATAAAGTATAAATAATAGATATATATCATATGACACAGCACCGTAAAGAAATAAAAACTTTTTTAAGAAATATTATCGATGGAGAGTATAAAAAGGCCCATGGTAATTTACATGCTGTCGTTGAAGATAAAATGAAGCAAAAAATTAGAAAAGCTTCTAACAAAAGACTCTTTTAACTATGGAAAATATCACTGACATACTCCAAGAAAAAGCTCAAGAAATTCTCACAGAGGATACCTTGCAGCAAATCGAAGAAGCATTTAACAAGAAGGTTCAGCTTCACGTAGAAGCTGCTCTGGTTAAACAAGATGACGAATATGCTGCTAAGCTTGAGCATTTGCTCGAAGCCATTGATATGGATCACAGCAAAAAGTTAGATAAAGTAGTTGAAGCTATTGATAAGAACCACGCTGAAAAAATGATCAGTGTAGTTGAGAAATACAGCAAAGCTCTTACAACAGAAGCTGCTGAATTTAAAAACGACGTCGTTAACAAGGTCAGTAAATACCTTGATGTTTACCTCGAAAAGCTCGTTCCTCAGAAGAGCATTAACGAAGCCGTTAAAAATAAGAGAGCTAATAAGATGCTCTCTGAGATGAGAAAAGTACTCGCAGTTGATTCTGCTTTACAGAAGCAGGCAATTAAGGACGCTATCGTTGATGGTAAGTCCAGAATTGACGAGTCTACTGCTCAGGTTGACGAAATGAGTGCAACACTTAATAAGTTAGCTAAAGAAAACTCAGCTCTTAAAGCTCAGGTAACTCTTGAAAGCAAGATTTCTGATCTTTCTGAAGATAAAGCTGCGTTTTGTAAGAAAGTCCTCCATGGTAAGTCTGCTAAGTTTATCAATGAGAACTTTGATTATACATTGAAGATGTTTGATAAGAATCACGAAGAACATCTTGAAGTTCTGCATGAGCAAGCTAAAAGACAGAACTCCGTTTCAAAGGACGTTGATAGACCCGCTGAAGTTATTAGTGAGTCTACTGAACAGACCGCTGAAGATGGTAGTCCTCTGTTTAATACTTACTTAGGCGAACTCGGTAAGTACTAATCTCATTATACATTCCTAAAATATAATATAAGAATTTCAGCACTCTTAGTGGAGTGCTAACAAACCCGTATACATAAAAACTATGAATACTAATACTATTAAGCCAAGTCAGTCCTACATCGATCAGAGTAGGGCCAAGGCATTATTAGAGAAGTGGGGTCCTGTTTTGGATTACTCTTCTGATAATGTCAAAACACTCGAAGACGATCATATGCGTCTTAATACGGCTATGCTCTTGGAAAACCAAGAGGCATGGTGTTTAAATGAAGCTAACGTTTCTGGTGGAACAAGTTCTGCTCTTACTAATGGCGATGTTAACATCGGTCAGTTCGGTAATCAGATTCCTAACTCCTATCAGCAGGGTGATACTTACGCACAAGGTGACTTCCGTTTGCCTAAGATTCTTATCCCTATGATCCGCCGTACATTCCCAGAGTTGATTACTAACGAAATCGTTGGTGTTCAGCCTATGAGTGGACCTGTTGGATTAGCGTTTGCTTTACGTTACAAGTACGACCAAACCGCTCTCGGTAATGGTGTTGACGGTCAGCCTTCCGCTACCGGTACAACCAATGCTGAAGTTGGAACAGGTTTTTCTAATACTAACAATGCTTCTGAATTAGGTTATCAGTTCTTAGACACACGATTCACCGGTACATCTTCTGATAAGTTGTCTGGTTTGGGTTCTTCTTCTGATTTCCAATTCGTTAACGAAGATGCTGGTGTTGCAAGACTTCTTGCTAACTTTGAGTTAACTGGATCTATTCCTCAGGTTGTTGTCAGCTTTGAAAAGACAGCTGTTGAAGCTGGTACACGTCGTTTGGCCGCTCGTTGGTCTGTTGAGCTCGAGCAGGACCTTAAGAACATGAACGGTATTGACATCGATACCGAACTCACCAATGCAATGTCTTACGAGTTGCAGGCTGAGATCGATCGTGAAATGTTAATGCGTATGGTTCAGGTTGCTCTTGATAATGGATCCGGTAACGGTTATTCATTATGGGCTCCTCAGTCTGCTGACGGTCGCTGGTTAGTTGAGCGTAACAGAGACTTCTATCAGAGAATCATTATCGAAGCAAACAGAATTGCTATTCGTAACAGACGTGGTGCTGCTAACTTTATTGTTGCCACACCTAGAGTTGCTGCTATCCTTGAAATGCTCCCTGAATTCCAGTGGGTACCTGTTCAAGGTAATGTTAATACTCAGCCTGTTGGTGTTGCCAAGGTTGGTAACCTCGGTGGTCGTTTCAACGTCTATCGTGACACCCGTACAGAAGCTCAGTATGAAAACAATGCTGGTTATATTAGTCAGCCTGACCAGGGTACATACAATCCTACCGCTGCACGTTCCACACGTGTTGAGTATGCGTTGTTGGGTTACAAAGGCCCTGAGTTTTATGACACTGGTATTATCTACTGTCCATACATTCCTGTTATGGTTCAGAGAACGATTGGTCCTAACGACTTCTCGCCACGTGTTGGCTTGTTGACCCGTTACGGTGTTGTTGACAACATCTTCGGTGCTAACTTGTACTACCACGTTATCATTGTTAAGAATCTTGGTGATGCATTCACACCAGGTTCTCAGGCAGTATACTTCTAATCGAAATATACAATATATTATTCACAGCCCGTCCGAAAGGTCGGGCTTTTTTTGTGGGGATCAATAAATATATACATGGCAACAGGATTAAACACAGGAGTTTACGACATGACTAAGATTACTCCTCCCCCGTCACCAGCAGGATTAACAAGTTATAGTTTATCAGCTTTTTCTGGTTCAGATGCTATAATGGTTTTAGATCAAGCAGGTACATGGGACGGCAGTCAAGTCTTAGGTGTATTATTTGATCATTCAGCAGGACTTTCAGTATATCATGACTTAAGTGCACTAACTTTAGCTGATGGTTTAATAGGTTCAGCTGATACTGAAATTAGATTAGCATTAGCAAAAGATCAAATTTTCTATCTAATTACAACCGATAATTACGGCATACCATTCACTGTTGGTGGTTCTACAATTCAAACACCACTCTCTGGTCAAAATATTGCTGTAGGTCCTAATAGAAGAAGAAAATACCATTTAGGTTACATTTAATT